AACCACTTACAGATTGAGGTACTGGGGGGATTGAGTTAACTAATTTAGGATCATTTATAGTAGTATAACTACTAAATCTATAATTTTCTAAAAGTAAATTATTAGATAAATCATAAATAAAATACTCAATTACATCTGTAGCAGGATTAAACAAACTGGAAGTAACAACAGGAGTTAAAAGAGCAAGATCCTGTTGGTCAAAGGTTTGAGGTTCTAAGGTTAAGGGTGATATAGGTGTTACTTTAACCATTTTATAATGTACTTAAAGACTGTTGTACGTCTGCTATTGTTTTATTAGTTTGTTGTTGTTGTAATTGTAAATTTTCTAATCTTAAAGTATTAATTTCTTCTATTAAAGCATCCAAAGCATCGTTGGTTTGATTACCACCAATATATTCTCCGCTTGTTTTTACAAGGTACGCATGAGAGTTTATATCTCCAAATTTAGGTATTTGATAGAATAATTCTTGATAATATCCAAAAAATTCATCTACAGTAGGGACAAATACTGAGGATGTAGGAGGTGCTGTAGGTACTAATTGAGTAAATTGAGTATCAATTGTTGACTCTACTTGCGTCTTGGGAAATACTTGCTTTGTAAAAATAATTCTTTCCATTATCCATTAAGAACTTTAAAGTAATAATTACTATCATAAACAATAGTGTTTCCTTGAATTGTAGTTTGAATTAATACCTTATAATATCTTTGAGGTTCTAATCCATTCATATATAATTTAAAATAACTTCCAGAAACATCACCACTTAATTTTGTAAAAGTAGTATCAAAATCGATTACAAATTCATTAGTATCTAAATCTTTAATAGCATAATAGGATTCTTCTGGAAGGTAATAATTTTGAGTATATATTGAAGATGTTTGCCAAACTGGGACTGGGTATAATGGAGCAGCATTAACTCTAAATATATTAACACTTTGACTAAAGAAAACACCCGGATTATCATTTAATGCTACTTGAGCTGGTAAGGTATTTAATATTGTTAATGTTGAAGAACCAGTATTCCATACTCTATCATCCCAACTAAATTGTAATTGTGGAGGGTAGATAGTATTAGTATCAACAGAGAAAAATTTTAATTCAGGTTGATAATTTTTATTATAAATGAATTCAGGATCTTGTTTTATTAAAAATCCGTCACTTGAAATTGCTCCTGTATATTGGGCTCTAACTATATTAGTTACGTTAGCATTTAAATCATTATTATAACGATAATTAAAACTTTGAGTAACATAAATAGGATAGGCATTTGTATTAAAATAACTAGCATTAGAACCTGTCCACCACATACCTCCTCCAGCATATGGGTTTTGAGTATTTAATGAAGAAGTATAAAAATTATCTCCTTGTGCCCAAGCATATGAACCCGTTCTTTTAGGATAAGCAGCAAATGTTGTAGGCCATAAAGTACTTCCAGAATAATCTTGCCAATACCAACTAGTACCATCCGTTGAAATAGGATCATCTAAATATTGTCCTGAACCCATCGCCCAAGCACCTGCTACAGGATAAACATATAATAATGTTCCTGTAGGAGTAACTTCTAATCCAGTTGCTGTAGCTATGAAACATTGTAAATTAGCTCTCCAATAGTTATTATTTAAAAATTTAGATTGACTAATTGAACCGCTGCCTACTTTAATTAAATCTTCTAAAACATAATCAATCTCATCTGGACTAAAATGGATTAAAAATCTACTAGTTTGAGGATTTGGAAGAGAATAAGCAAATGAAGTTTCTGTTGCTTCTACTATAGGATCTAACCCTGTATTCATGTTTGGAAACATTGAATATAAGGTAGCGTCTTTATCAGGAAATATTTTATATACTGCCATTTTATTTTAATTATAAGGGTACTACTCTTCCTTTAATATCAACATTATGATATTTTAATTCAAAAATCATAGGATCTATTGATGGGTAAATTACATTATTTAAAGTTGCTGAATTTATATCATAAGCAAATTCACTATATCCTAATAAGGGATCTGTTTGGTTAATAATATTAATAGTTTTAACTGTTTGAACACCGTCAACAGCATCTAAACCTATAAATAAATTCTTTAATAAAATAGGTTGATTAATTTGCCATTTATTTATATCAAAATAATCTTGTAAATAAAGAATACATTTACCTAAAACATCATCGTTATTGTAATTTGGTAATACAACAATATCAAATTCAACAGAAATATTGATTATAAAAGCATCTTTAACTTTTACCGAATCATTTAAAACTCTAAATTGAGATAAATAAGTAATAATATTTTGTTTTAAAGCATCAGAAGCTAATCTTAAAGTTCCATCTTGATTTAAACTTAAAATATATAAACTAACATTTCCTAAAGATTCTCCAGGTAAAACATCAGTTATTTTTTCTTTTGTTGTAAATATTTTTCCGACACTACCATATTGAGAAGGTAAACTTAATGCTCTAATATTATAATCATCAGCCGTTACTGCTCTTAATTGGGATTGGAAGTTAGACAATGAATTTTGACGGATTTGATCTAAAGAATCCCCTGAACTTCCTCCTGTTGCTGATAAAGAATTATTTACTTGTAAAGTAGCAATTATTTGATTAGCTAAATTTGAATCTGTAACAAATGGATTAACAAAAAACACATTTGTAGTATTTAATGAAGCTAAATCATTTGCCTGAACATTGGATTCAACACCTCCTCCTACTAAATATCTTATAGTTAATGTAGTATTAGCAGGAGCTACACCGTAAGTATTAGTAAATATAAAGTTTGTAGGTGAATAAGCAGTAGTTAATTTATCTTGTTCAAAAGGTAATCCTAAACCTACGTTTTGAGGATTAGGAGTAATTACTTCAGTAGTATCCGTAGGACTACCAGCACCAAATAATAATCTTAGAGTAGTAACATTTAAGAAACGAGTAGCAAATCTATTTTGTATTTGTTTTATTCTTAATAAATTAGGAGTATCTGTATTTCCTGAAAAATTAGGGTCATTTGGATTTGTATTTTGAATAGAATCAAAAATAGCATCTTGTGCTAAATTATCTACCTCATACCAAACATTTCCTGTAGAATCTACTATATCTAATATACCTACTATATTAGTATCTGTAATATCTGTATAATTAAAAGGTATAGGATCTGTAAAAGAAACTGTAGTTGATTTAATAGTTGAAGAAATTACATTTCTGGTCTTTTTAAGTAAAAAATATGTAGGAGATGAACTAGGTCCATTTGTTGAATAAACAGTTATTGTTGTAGGATCTAATGAACTACTAAAAGTAAAATCAACTTTATCTTTTAATAAAAATTTAATTGTAGAATTTGAAGTTGAATTTATTACTGTATTAGGAGATATCTGTAATGCATAAGTATAATCAGGAATGTATGTACTTCCACTAGTAATAGCCGGAATTTGTTGATAAAAATCTATATTAACACTAGCTACTGATGTAACTTTGGGTTTGTAACCTAACATATATGCTAAATCATAGATATTATTAGTTTGACGAGCATATTGTAAGTAAGTTTCTTGAACTTGGTTATCTAAATAAAAAGATAATACATCACCAACATAAGCTGCCATTTCCATAAACATCATTCCCGGTGATGATGGGGTAAAGTCATTATAGGTATCAGGAAAATAAGTTTTAGCGTAACTTATTAGATTATCTCTTAATGAGGTAAAATCTTTATTTAGGTATTTTATATCTCTAATTACGGCCATTTTATATAGTTATTGTTAATGAATCTGTTATACCAAAATTACTTACTTGGTAAGTAACGTTTATAACTAATGTGTTTTGATCTGATAATGAATCGTCTATAATAGTACTTAAAACTGTTACAAAAGGAAAAAATTGAGTTGTTTCTTCTGCTATGATTTGTTTTATAAGATCATTAGTAATTACATCTATTTGTTCAAAAACTACTCTTTTTAAAGCACTTCCAAAAAAAGGATTAAATACTCTTTCTCCAGGTTCAGTGGAATAAAAATTTATTAAGTTATTTTTTATTGCTTCTTTAGTAATATAGTTAGATGAAAAAACTGCTGGTGCACTAAAAGGTAGATTAACTCCTAATGCTTTTTGAGCAGCTAAATCAATAGGAAATCTATTTCTAACTATAATTGCCATTATTTATTCATTAAAGCCATAATTTGATCTAATCCTACTTGTCCTTCAGGTAAAGCACCATCCGGTCCTACTTCTTGAGGATTAAAATTACCAGCATATGCTGATGTTGCAGGGTTTCCGTGTTGCATTTCCTCTAACATTCCAGCAAACATATTTTTACGTTCTGTAGGTGTTAATTGTTTTGGTTTTTCAATGTGAGGTTGAGCATATGTATCTCTTACAACAGACTCATTCATAACTGTTTTAGGTGCACGAACTGCTTCCAAAAGAATATCTTTTAATTCTTCTTGAATAGCTTCTTTTACGGCTTCTTTGATAAATTTCTTTAAAATATCAGTTTTCATTATTTATAAATATTAAATTATTCAGCTTTTAAATTATCTCTATTAATTATTAGTTTTAATTCATCAATTAATGATTGATTATTAGTAGTAAAAGAATAAGAAGTTTGAATTAAAGGAATACCAAATCTATTAAAACCAACTGCTCTTCTTTTAGTTATACCTGTTGTTAAATCTTCTTCTGTTTCAATAATAATGTTGAAACCATTATAACTATCTGTTGATTCTTGTTGTGGTGAGGTTGAATTTACTCCTTGTTCAATAGATTGACCTTGGGTTGCTAGACTTTTTGCTTCTTCACTAAGAGAAGTAATATTAAGGGATGTGTTAGAACATTTTTCTAATTGAGCAATAATAGTTTCAATAATACCTTGAATAAAATATACAAAAACAGAAGCTATTTTTGAATATGAAAGTATACTACTTACTTTTCCTTTTAATATAGGTAATTTAGGAGTACCATCTGCTGTAAAAAATAATGTATCTATAACAGTTTTAGTAGTATCAATACCACCGGCAACTGGTCCTGGTACTGCTGGTAAGATAAGAAGTTCTGCTGCTGTTGCTAGTCCTAAAGCTGTTTTTGTTGAATCTATTAAAGTTTGGGTAACATCTATACCGGTTACTGTATATTTTCCGTATTTATTTATAATATCTAAGAGTTTAGCAACTCGATTTAAATTATCAATAAGATTATTTAAATTGTTAACTGTTTGATCTATAGTAGATTGGGGAGGACATTTATCAGAAGGTAATAAAGTATTACCTACTTGTTTCATTCCTAAAGAAACTCCATATTGTAAAACAATAGGAATTAATTGAGGTAAAAAATCTGAAGCTTGAGTTTTTAATAAATCAACAATGGCATCTTTTTTAGATTTATCATTATTACTACTAAAAGCAGCTTTTAATAAAGTAGGATCTATATAAGGTTGAAGTGCCATTATTTGGTGAATGTATTTTTAGATTTTATATTTTCAAGATTAGGTCCATATAAACTATTTTGAAGAGCAGTTAAATTAGCAGCTACAGCCGTTCCCGCAGCGTTTATAGAAACTATAGGTCCACCAGCTATTGGAATAGAAACTGCTGTACTACAAGCATTTGCTAAAGTACTAAGATTACTTATTAATTGATTAAGTAAATTAACTGTTTCATTACCTAATAATACAGGTTCTGTTGCGTTTTTATCACTTAAATATACTTTAGGTGATTGTATTATAGTTTCAGGAGAATCTATATTTACACTTTCAGCAGCATTTAAGTTAACTGATTTTTTAGATGTTAATAATATGTGATCTTCAAAACTATTAATTACTACTCTTCCAGAATTTATAATAATTTGGTTTGAAGAATATTCTTTAGGAGTTGTAGGTGGGTTTTGTTTATAACTTCCATAAGTAACACTTGATGCTTCTAAAGGAATTTTTTGGGTAGTACCAAAATAAACAGAACCTGAATCTAGATTAATGTTTTCAACAATTGGGTACCATGCTTCTTTTTGGTCATTATATTGTCCATTTCTAATAATTAGAATAGGATCTCCGTCAGTACCTGTTGACGACCAATCATTATTTCTATCTTTAACAGTAGAACCAAAACGTATAGATTGACCCCAACGACCTTCATAAATTACATCTCCTTCATAAGGTTGTAAATTTTTAATATTTGCTCGTTCTTTAAAAGTTTCACCTAAAGTTATATCTTGAACTCCATCAGTTACTTTTACTCTTGAACCTGCTTCAACTTGTTGATTTGTTTTTTGTTCAGAAGAAGTTTTTGTTGTACTTGTATTAGGATCAGGTAAAGCATTATTATGGACACTATTCCATAAATTTACAGGTTGAAAATAATAAGGTATAACTGTATTTTTATTTATAAAATCTGGATCTTGTAAATCTACACTAGGCATTCCCATTACATAAACGATTTCATTTATTAAAGGGATATTTCTTAAATTACTAAATAAAGGTTGAGCAAAAGTATAATTGGAAAATTCATCAACTTTTGTATCTGCGGGGGTTGGGCGAGTTATAGAATCAAATAAAATTCCACCTAAAGAATATTGACCACCATATTTTTTGTATAATTCAGGATATTCTATCTCTATTTGTTTTAAATCAAGAAAAACAAATTTTACCCTAACGGCTTTAATTTCAAAAGCTTTTATACTATTATTCCTAGTTAAAAAGGAATTAATATTAGCACCTAAACCATACTTTAAATCAGGCATTATTTTTTATCTCCAAGATTTTTAGCTAAATCAAATAATTGAGCTTTTTCTTCTTCAGAAAAGGCCAATTCATTAGATCCAGTTTGAGCTTGTACTTGCAAAGCACGCTGAACAATTGTAGCCATTTTAATTAATTGTTCATCATTTTTAATTCCAATTTCCATGTACTCTTTAATTAAAGGTACAACCAGAGTAGCATCACCTATATCATTAATAAGTGGTTTTAGTTCTCCAATTAAGGCAGAAATTTGAGTTTCTTTTTTCTTTTGATTCTCATAAATTTCCTCTAAAATATCGGAGAATTTTTTCTTTTTAAATATTACTTGATCTAGACTCATAAAAATTTTGATTATAAATATTTAAATCAAAACTTTGTATATCCATGTTCTAAATAAAATATGTATCCTTCTTTAAAAACGTCGTAAAGCTGATTAGCTATTTTTGTAATTTTTGGCGTTTTTACATCCACTTGTTCACGAATATAAATGTAAAGAGCTTTTTTATTAAATACATCTAAATATTCTCTTTTTCTAAATAATTCTAAAATTGCATCTGCTATTCGGGCATCGTATTCTTTTGGGAATAATTCATATATATTTTGAG